CCCTGGCCCCCGCACGGCTTACCGCAGTAAGCGCAGTGCATACCGACGCACTCCCACGGCCCGCCAGGCGTCAGCGACATAACGCGACACCCGGCATGGTCACCATCCGGCCACGCGAACTCCGCGTGATCCTCAACCAAAACCACTAGACCGGCCTCAGCTCCGTAGTAGAGCGCGTCCGCTTACCGCGAGACGTGGCGTTGCAATCAAGGCAGCGGTGCATCTGATAGACACCCGCCGTCGTGACATACGCCTTAACGCCGTCTTTCTTGAGGTTCGTGCTGTTGCACTTAGTGCAGTGCAATTCGCCGTCCTCATTCTGCTCATACAGAGCCAAGTTCAGATCAGTCCGATACGGCAAGTGAGTCTCAAATAGACGAGCCGTTAGCTCAACGTCATGTTCGTTGTACTCGCGCATAATCTTCTGCGCAGCGCGCTTCTCAGCCCGCGTACCCCACCGAATGTCATGCCACAGGTCCGCGCCGCCATGATGCGTCTTGCGGTCCTTAAGGATGATCCGGGACGACCAGTCCAGCTTCATGGACATAAGCCCACCCTTGAACCACCGCTTAACCGTCTTAATCAAGTCAACCGACTTGTACGGCATCGGACGGCCCAGGCCCAGGCGAATGAACTCAGCCTCAAACCATTGCAGGTCGAACCGGTCACCGTTCCAAGTGACCACGATGTCAGCTTCATTGAGCAGGTCATATGCCGCCTGCATCATGCGCAGGTACGCGGCCTCGTCGTCGTCATCCCAAGCGGACTTAAAGATCAGCTTGTCACTGTCACGCCACTTAGCGGCGAAACACAGGACACGCGTCGGCTTGATAACCCGGTCAATCCCAATGAAAGGCCGGAACAGGCTGAACGTCTCGACAATGGCGCGCTGCGTCTCAATGTCGAGGACTAGTACCTTGGCGCTCACCAGCGACCGCCGATAGCCGCGTTGGCGGCTGCCTGCGCGTTGACCCGGTTCATGTCAATCTTTCCGCCGGGTTCAAAGTCCCTAATAAGCACGTTGCAGTCAATCTTGACCTTGCCCGCCTTGCCCCTAAGGCGCTTAAGCTCGCGCTTTACAAACCACAGGGCCTTTTCCAAGTCCTCAATCGGATTACCCTTGATCAGGGACTCATCCAAGCGTGTCGACCGGGCGATGTACTGCACAGCCTGCGAGCCGTTACCCGTCAAGTTCTCCGTAATGCTGATCAACTCAGCACCATCAGACCAACCATCCTTGTAATGCGATGGGTTAATTGCGTCGGCCAAGATAATTCCCCTTCGCTGCCCTCAGCAGATCCAAACCCCGAGTAACGGGGTCGAACCTGCGCGGCAGCGCGTTAATAACGTGAAGCGTCAGGAACAGCGGGATAACTCGACCGCTCACCGGGAACCGCATTAGGTAGCGGTCCCATCCCTCACTCATAAGCTCACCCGGCGGGGCTACAACCTCATACGAGGCGATGCCCACCAGGAGGGCGAGCCATGCCCAATCAGACGGCTTCACGTTCCCCCTAAAAGACGGAAGCGGTGCCCCGGTTATCCAACGTTCCCCAGGGCACCGCTTAGCGCGGCCAGAACCGTCCGAACGATTTGATGGCGTCCGGGGGCGCGCTAATTCCTAGAGAACATCGGGCAACTCCCGAATAGGAGGAACCCCGTTCTCGCAGTCAAGACAGATGCGATGACCCGAGCCCCAAAGGCGCGTGTTCTCGCGTGAGTAGACGTGATTATTCCGGCAGCGATTGATCCGAACCAACGGCTCATTGCTGGCGTCGGGGACATACCATTGGAGATTCACCAATCGGTTGTCCGTCACGTCGCCATTCATCCACCGGGGAGCCGCCCCAGGTGGCTTAGGACCGACGTATGTCGTCAAGACGAGCAGATGTACCGCGTACGGCCTCCCGCCAGCTTTGACGCGCATACAGCCACGGTCGTCAGGCCACTGGGAAAGTTCCTTGCCACGCCGACCCTTGATCTTGCCCTGGTCGGAAACAGTCACGCCGGGCACCAGAGGACTATCAGCCCACATTTGGGTAAAATTCTCCCCTCATTTATTAAAGCACGCTCACAAGTTCCCTTTAGTTGCGTCGTACGTCAGCACGTCACCAACCCGGAATAACGTCCGCCCATTAGCAGCCTTATGCTTGCGAATCTTATCCGGGTGACGCCGCGACCAATCCCGCACATTCCACTCAGAGATACCGAACCGTTCCGCGAAAGCCTTAGCGCTCAGCATTTCGTTCACGTCAACAACCGAATTGTCGCTAACCCACGGTTGCCCGTAGTCCGCCATCTTCCGATCTATAACCAAACACGCCTCTAGGTCAATGTCCGCCAGTGCCGACCGGTAATGATCAATGATCCGGCGATACCGGTCGTCCTTACTATCTGACGGCCAAGGCCACTTAGGCAATCTTCGGCAAGCGCAAGCTGTAGTACGCGCTGACGGTCAGAGTCTTAGCGACCTTCCGGCTATTGTCGCCAAGGCTGGGCAGCCGGTCGTAGCGCCACCACACCCGCAGCAGGTTCATGTTGTCGAACGTCTTGCCGATATATTGCCAGTGCGAGTAGTTGCCCGGATCGAACATGTCCTCGCTGTCCGCGAGCACGTAGGCGACAACGTCGTGCCCTCTGTCTACGTTGCTCATGTCGTAGCGGTAAACCTGGCCGTGGTCGTGCATGATCAGCGCCACGTCCTTAGCTACCGCTAGAACCGTGTAACTCACAGAGCCCCCTAAAAGATGTTGAACATTTCCCCCGCTACGGCGCATACGACGACGAGCGCGAGGACGGCCACCAGGACCGCCCCCACGCCCATCCCCAGAAAGAACAGCCCCACTAGCCGCTAGCGACCAGCGCCCAAGAGCGCTTAATGTCTGCCGTCTCCACGGCGTCAGCAGCCCTGAAACGCGGGTTGTCGCCCACTTCGATCAGCAGGTATTGCCCCGGCTCGACCGAGAATGCGTACTGCCCGGCCACCGACTTACGCAGCGTCCCGACTTTGTCGTTTGACCGCACCTTGTTGATCGCGTCGATAACCGCCGTGACCAGCACGTCCTTATTCGCGTGGATGCTCCGAGCCGCCTTGCGGGCAGCCTTAAGCTCCGCGTCGGACAGCTCGACCAGCGGCTCCGTCTTAGGAGCGTCGGGGCGGGGAGCGTTACCGTCGACGATGTCGACAGCCTCTCTCAGGCTCAGACGAGGGAACTCAGTCCTCAGATCCTTAACCTTCTGGACGCGGGTCCGACCGGAGTCCGGTGGAATCGCACCATAGGGCGGCTCCGGCGGCGCGGGACGCTTGAAAGCGATCTCATCCGGCTTCACGTCATACGCGCCCTGCTGCCTCAGCGTGGGAGCCTTAACGCCCCCAAAATAGTCGTCGTAAGCCACTTAGTTAGTCCCCTCAATCCGATCCACAAAGCCCAAGTCGAAAGCCTCCCGAGCGTTAAGCCACACGTCCTGCCGCGTCCACAACGCCTTGAACGTGTCCGCATCGCACTTGCCGCCCGACCGATCCACGTAAATCTCCCCAATCCGGTCGTTCAGCTTGCGGTAAAACTTCATCGTGTCCTCAAGCTCACCGATCTTGCCCGCCGTCTGACCGGACAATTCGTGAACCATGAAGAACGACTCCGGCCCGATCAGGCGCACGTCGGCAGCCTGAACCAAGACCGTCGCCATAGACGCAGCCAAGCCCTTAACCGTCAAAGTCAGCTTGTGAGTCCCGCCGCCCCTAAGCGAATAGCCGGTGAGCGTGTCGAACAGGTTGATTCCCGCCAGGGCAGAACCGCCGCCCGAGTGGATCTCAATGTTCATGTCGCACTCCGGGTCCAGCCGGTGCCACAGGGCCAAGTGCTGAGCGCAAGCGCTAACGGTGTCGCTAGCCACCGCACCAATGAAATAGTGCTGGTGCTGCTGATCATCCGTCGCCCCGAAATAACGCTCCTCACGGAGAGCCTGCGCGGTACGCAGCTCGGCTAGCGTGGCCTGCGCATCGAGCTGACGCAGCTTGTGCGCCTTAAAGGTATCCTTGAACGTATCGACTGTCATTAAGCAGCCGCCTCCATATCCAAAACATCGTTGTCAAGTGCCTTAGTCTCATGTTCGAGGAACTTAGGCGACTTGGCTTTGAACACGTGCGGGATCTGGCCCTCAATCCGCACGCAAATGCCCTCGTCAACCGTCTTAGGGTCGCTAAGCGCGACTGCCTCCGGAAAGTGGGACTCCCCATTGGGATAATGCCGGTTGTAGTACCGCGTATCTAGGTACTCCCGCTGCACGTACTCGGTAAAGATCCGGTCTTCCAGGTCATCCGGCAACGCAATCGTCGGCATGTCCAGTTCCGGAGTCCACTTAAGGTCCAAGCTTGCGCAGAAGTCCTTAACGCCCTCCCATGACAGGTCCGCGATCACGCCATCAGGATTGATCGTCGCGACCCGGTACACGTACAGCTCAGCCCGGCCCGGCGGCAGGTCATACGTGTAGCCCTTTTGGATCGGCGTCTGGTCGTCTACCCACCCGACAAGCTCTCCGTAGACCAGAAAGTCTTTCGGGATATTCGGCACGTACTTCTCGCCGTATTCCTGCCACAGGTCGCGGTCGTAGTAGTGGTTGTTCTCCGACCGGCCTTTAACCACGTTGCGTGACCCGTAGACCGTCTTGTACTCCGTCTCCGGAGTGGCATAGCCCAACCAGTTCAAAATACGCTCAAAGCGGCCCTTGGACCGATACACAGGAATGTTGCCGCCGCGCCAGCTCGTCCCATGCAACTTCTGCGTGGTCACCGCCCGACGCTGCTTCCGGAAGTAGTGCAGGTTCCGCAGCAGATGCTCCGTGTCCAGATGCTTCGGGAACAGCCGCTCATCGAACTGCTTACGAACCTTCGGCTGCCCCTGAACCTGCGCCTTAGCCGCCTTAGAGACGTACTTGCGGCAGATCGCGTGACCGTTCAGGGTGTCGAACGTATCCCCCGGCTCGAACGTCGATACGTCGTAGCCGGTATACGCCAAAGACTCAAGTGGCATCAACAGCGCGTTGGACGGATTCTTACGGAACCTGACCGCCTTAACGCGCCGGTTGGCCTCGATGTAACCCGTCTCGCTGGCGTCCTTATTAAGGGTGGCTTCGCGGTACAGGTTGTTCTCGCTGGCGTACTCATGGTCAAGCTGAGTTTCCGCGACGAACAGCACCCGGAGGTCGCCGCCCTTAATGCCGTCCTTTTGGGTGAGCACCTGGTAGCCGAACATTGGGATAGCGACCAGCTTGTCCAGCCCGAGCACGGCTAGCGGTTCCGGCACCTGAACGATGATTGCGGCGTAGTTGACGTTCTCCGGCGTCTCAAAACTCATTCTTTGTCTCCAAAATTGAATACCGGAATACCGGCACGCTTCGCGCGCTTCATGCAATCGCGAGTGCCACGTGATTCACCGAGAGGGAACGCCAGGCACACATCAGCGCCAAGGTCCACCATTTTCTGATTCCGGAAATGCCCCTGTAGCGGGCAGTAAGGTTTACCGTTCTTAAACCGCGGCCTGTGATAACAGCCCGTGCCGCACGGCTTCTCCCATTCCGCCAAGTGTTCCTCCGGCGTACAGCGAGGATGGCGGGCCGCGTACTCAGCGGCGATAGCGTCAGCGCCAGTAGCGCCGCCATGCACAATGACCGGATTAGCAACCCCGACGACCTGAACGGACAACGCCATGAAGACGGCGTTACGGTCCAGCCAATCGCGAGAGCCAGTAACCAAGATCCGACGTGGAATCAACATTCTCGCCACCAACCCCTACCTAACTTGTCCTGCAACTGCCGGTAGGTTGCCTCTACCCGCGTGACCTTGGACCCGTTAGGGATCGTCACCATGTGGCCGTCAAGGTCATAGATGCTGTGATTGCCGCCCGGACGCCGGAGGACGAAAGTCATCCCCCGGACCCGAGCCGCTTTGTCGATCTTCCGCAGAACCACGGAAGTCTTTTCGTGAGACATACTGACCTTTCGGAGCGGTTAAGGAATTACCAGCCGGAGTTATCCCCACCCGAATTGCCGCCGCCCGAATAGCCACCCTCACGCGGCTTGCGCTCACGAACGCCCTTGCCGACG